TTATCGGATATACAGGCTTTCGCCAGGATAAATCAGACTGTTAATTGTCTTGCCATTGTTAGCCGCAAGCGTGTACATGCTGATACCGTACTTGCTGGCAATGTTCCAGAAGCTGTCACCTGACTGCACAGTGTAATACGTGTGCGAATAGGTTTGCGCATTTGAACTGCGCGAACCATAGCTCTCACCACCATTTACGCCCAAGGCAACATAATGATACCTGCCTGAGTAGCTGATATAACGTGCCCAAACATATGTGCCACGGATATATACGTGATCATAAATCACACTTTCACCGGGTGCATAGCTACCAACGGATGCATATCCAGTGCCGGCACCCGTGCGAATGTTGACCGTCGTGGACGGCTTGAACACACCAGTTTGCGCATAGTCGGTATCACTGGCTGCATTCGATTTCGCTGGCTGGCTTGGTGCCGGTGTTATAGGTGCTGACGGGCTAGGTGTCTGATTAGCAGTAAAGAAATCATCATAGAGCTGGCTGACGTCAAAATTACCATAGCTACCGGCGAATTGTTGATCACTCCGAAATTGCCAAGCATGATGGCTCGTGTATCGATCACGACTCGTGTTATATGGATAATCAGCAATCCAGCCTTTATCAACAAACATTTTTGTGCCAACCCAACTACCCATTGTATAGATAGTTGACCGATAGCCAGCTGCTTGAACAACTTCCATAAATGCCTTGTTGTTTGCGGTATTCGCCGCATAACTATTATTAGCTTGCTCGCTTGCCTCCACATCGGTTGCTAGAACAGCTCCAATTGGAAGGCCTGCAGACTGAGCTGCGGCTACGGCAAATCGTGCTTCTGCGCGTGCTCCCTCAACTGTGGTGTAACGGGCAAAGTGATAACCGTTAAGATAAAGTCCGGCTTGCTTCGCACTCGCCAAATTATACTTAGCTGTTGGGTCTACATAAGTAGTCCCCTCACTAACCTTTTGAACAACTGCTTTGACTCCGTAATGAACCAACATGTCATAGTAATTGTCATACGTCATCAATCCGTTGTGATTAGAAGTATCCACCATATCGGTATTTGCTGCATTGACCTGCGATGGCAAGGCAAAAGAAATAGCCGCCAAGAAGGCGACTACTAAGGTGATGAGTTTAGTTTTAAATTTCATGGTGCCCTCCTTATTGCTGTGGAGCAACAGATGCCGGAGCTGACTCCGCCGGTGCTGCAGAAGACGTCTTTGGAACCACTTCACTAGCAGCAGAATTTGCCTGATCAGCCGCTTTATCTGCTTGCAGTGCCTTAATCTGATCCTCTAACGCCCTGATCTTAGCCGCCTTGGTAGTGATGAGTGCCGGGTAAGCTAACGCCTGCTGGCTGTCACCGACACCCTCTGTGGTTGGATCAACGGCTACCCCGACAATGGTCAATAATGCAAACACTGCATTGACCACTGCGGTGAGTTCCTTACCCAAGTTGGCAAAGTCCCAGTTGTAACCGAAAACCGCTGCTACGGTCTGAATCACCAACAAAGAAGCTGGCACCAAGGCCAGCCAGAATTTGACGCTCAATACTCGTACTTTCCAATTAATCTTCATGGTTATCTTCTCCTTTAATGCCTACATGATCTTCCAATCGAGTAATCCTAACCGAGTGACTGCCAAGCTCGTCATCGTGTGTTTTCAGATGAGCATTCAACTCTGCCAACGACTGTTCGTGCAGCTCGAGCTGGCGATTAATTGTCTCTGAAAGCACTTGAATATCAGAGCGCAATGGATCTAAGGCAATCTTTTTGAACAGCCAGCTGCCCGCGCTCACACCCACCCCGATGATTGATATAACCTCCGTCCATTCACCAATCGTGTATCCAAAAAATATCACTTTCTCACTTCCTCCATAAGGATGTAACGGCTAGTTATAGTTGACTCAATCTCCCGATGTTTTGCTGCTATCTGTGCCCTCTTTTTCAGAAGCCAAAGAATCCTCTGTGTCATAAAGCAATTGCTGAAATTTGGCAATGTCAGCTCGAACTTCTTTCTTGTTCGCGTCATAGAGTGCCTGATTCTGAATTGACTGATTGACCGTATTGGCTCCATTTCCTTCTTGGTCAATAGTTGCGTTCAAATAAGCGACCTGAACATCACCAATGGTGGATGTACCTGTGAGACTGATGCTCTTGTTAGTTTTCAATGCCATGATTACTTCTCTCCTTTTTCGAACGCTTCGTACAATGCCAAATATGCATCAAGATCGGGTCCGCCTATTTCGTTCTCATCAACGTAGTTACTGATGATTCGCTGGACATCGTCAATGTGATTCACATAAGTACCACCTTCGATTTCGGCCTTCTGCTCAAGCCATTCACCATGAACCTTGTTGTACTCACGAGCTAGGGCGGGATCAAGTTGAACATTGCCGTTCGAATCTGTTTTTGATTCTCCGTTCTCGTCTTTAATAGCATACTGAGCGACTAAGGCTTGCTCATCCTCACCAGCAGATTTCAAAGTTTGCTTTAACAATTTGATGAACTTGGCAAGCGCCAGAGCATCCTTGCCCTTAACTTTGATTTGTTCAACAAGTCTGTATACTTTAGCAATATTTGTATTTTCAAGTGTGATTTTCATGTTTTCCTCCCAAATTAAAAGCGCCAGCCTATGCCGTCGCTTTGAGTTCATCTATTTCGTTTTTCATTTGAGCCAGCAGTGGCAAAAGTGCTGCCGCAATCCGGTCGTACTGGATCCCTTCAAGCTCACCATCTGGCCCACGGACAACCAGATCCTCAAGACCAGCAGCTTCCAAATCCTCGGCAATCAGGCCAAAATTACTTTGCGGACGTTCAGTCTGTTCGCCTGCCGCAAAACGTTGCATGGCGGCTTTGTCCAGCCAGTGAGCCGTCGGTAACGTCAGCAGCCGCTCAGCCAACTCGGTTGAACGATCGCGCTTAATGTTGACCTTGTACTTGCTGGCAGACGTGCTGCGGACGAGAGCACCATCAGAAGCAACAAATACGTTTGGAGATGATGAAGTCGTCATATCGTAGACCGAGCGTATATGCACGTATTCTGCATTAATAACAATCCGGTTTTTTGGCCCTTTGTTCCAGGTAGGCGCGTTAGTTCCGATATATATTGCAGGCTGAGATGAAAATCCACCGACATCATATTCGTCTCCACCATCAATTTGCACCCGTGTTCCTCGTCCGTTTAGGTAAAACCAGCCCGTGTCGCTCATCATGAGTGACGGCGGAGCCGCTATCACGGTCGATGGCCAATTATCCTTGTGAATGCCGAGTGTTAGCACATGCTTACCTTCGATTAGAAGGCCTTGTCCAACAATAGCTTGGTTAAATCCAATTTTACCGTAGTCAGGCACAGCTCCATCACCACCGCCCATCAGTGATGCCCACATACTTGACGTCGAGAGATACAATTCCCCTTTTGTGAATAGCATCCCTTTAACGCCATCGCCCTGAGCAAACGTTCCATTGTCAATATTAATGTTTAACAACCCATTAGTTGACTTAATTGATCCTTTCTGAAACAGAACTTCACCAGTATTCAAATTGATGGCCAAGTTAGCGCCAGAAATCGTGCCAGTCACAATAGCTGATGCGTTCAGGTTGATCACGTTGACGTTGGCCGCATTCAACGTCCCAGTGGTGATCTTGTCAGCAGACAAACTTGCGATCGCTGCTGAGGGGATGAAGGCATTGCCTGTCCTAGATTGCATAATTAAAGTTACCACCCAGAAAATGTGAAAAAAGACCTGTCCGTTCTTGCTAAAATGGTGTTTGCATAACATACCATCTAGAGAGAAGGACAGGTCCCATGGCCATTATAACCTTAATTGAACGATCTCAGATAGAACTGATGCAACACCACACGATTCAATACATCGCCGCGACCTTAGGCCGCTCTCGTATTTCTATTAGGCATGAGCTTCACCGTTGCCCTGAAGGTGATTACTGCGCCATTATAGCTCAGGATCATGCCGATACTTGTCGGCATCGTTGTGGTCGGCACTCGATTTTAACGCCTAAGTTGAAGCGGATGGTAACTGAGAAGCTAAACCTGGTTGGTCCCTGA